GGTCGTATGAACGACGACCCGAACAGCTACTACTATAATCGATCGTCGTTCCCAGGGTTCGAGATGGACGGGTCAAATCTGGTGGTCCGGTATATCGGAGACGCTGTGAGAGATCTCGAATCGGGTGTCATCATCCAATCTTTCAACGAAGGATAAAACGAACCCCGTACCAAACGGTACGGGGTTTCTGCGTTTCTACAGGTAGAACTGTTCTACGATAATATTGGACTGGTTCAGCAAGACTAGTCCGGACTTGTCACGATACTCTTCCATGAATACGACTCGTCTGATTCCTGCGTTGATAATTAGTTCCGCGCATTTTTTACACGGAAGGTGTGTGCAATACAAGTCAGCACCGAGTGTACGAATTCCATGACGAGCAGCAAAAGAAATCGCACCAGCTTCCGCGTGAACAGCTACTTGACAGGGGCCCTCTACGTGAGGGTGTACACAGTGCTCCATTTTAGACGGCGCTCCGTTCCACCCACTACAAACGACTCTCGTCTCCTGGGCGATCACGCACCCGACCTGTAACCTGGAACAAGTTCCTCTCTTGCTCATCGTAAATGCCGTGTCCATCAGGGTTCCTGCAATGGACGGTCTTGAGATACTGTATTGCAATTTCTAGTCCTTCCAGACTGTCGCCAAACATTCCAAGGGCAGTATTGTGTTTCCGACACAAAAATCCACGCACAAGACCGGATTCATGGTCATGGTCGATACATAGATCTTCCGTCGTGAGACATACGTAACAACAGTCTAGTGAAAAAGTCTTGATCCAGTCGTGCTGCTCCTGGCTGATACCATATCGTCGTGACAACTCCGAAGCCCGCTTCTCTTTACGCCACTTCTTGTTGTCTTTCTTTTTCCACTCGCGACCTTTATTAGATTTCATATACTTCTTAACACGTGCTTGCGATGCTTTGTTACGACACACTGGGCTACAGTATTTGTGGCGTGCGGTATACGGTTCGAATTCTTGTTCGCAAATGTCACACAACTTATTCGACACGAACGTCCACCCCCGTGTACGGAGCAAGTCCGGGATCCACGGATCCAGCGACTCTCAGAACCTCGCTAGCGACCCAACTCATCGTAGGTCGACCCTCTTGTGGCTTCTTGAATGCTAGTGCCTCACGGACCCGATCAGGGCTGTCTACGACGACAGCAGAAGATCTCGTTACCTCGTGAACGAAGATCTCTTCCGCATTGAATCCGATATCTTCCGGAATGTCCGGATCGCAGGTTTCACAGGGTTCTGACTCTGCTGAGATCTGGTAACCCGTGATCTTCGAACCGCTTGCGCAGGTTTCACCGAGACGATGGTAGACGACTGCTCGCCCCAGCTTCTCGATGACGTAGTTCGACTTCTCGGTTCGATAGATGTTAAGCTCAGTCCACCTGAGGCTGTCCTGTTTCCGCGTACTCGCGTGACCGATACGTTCTCCTACGAACGCTACTCGATCGTTCTTGTCCTTGACTGTGTGTTCCTTCATGACAGTCTCCTTTCCTTGGAACCATGATACCAGAATCACTTCATCTTCAACGCAGTGATTCTGGGTTGACTCCTGGGATGTTTCGGAGTATCATGTTCCTATGTCTGATATCGGAACCACAAGACGTATCCAAGCGATGCTGTGGTGGGGCAGAACACCTGGAGACATCGCTGAAGAGATCGGAAGCACACACGACAACGTCCTCGAAGCTGCATTCGGAGACCCTGGAAACGTAGACCCCGACTCGGTACGTCACACCTATCGAAGAACACTGTTCACTACTAAACCTGAAGACAACGAGTTCTCGAAGTTAGCTTTGGAGAACAACTGGAATGGTCCTGGTGCATGGGACGACATCGACGATCCTGATGCTTCTCCAGAACTGAACATCCATCCGTCAACCACACCTCGCGAAATGATGCGGGACATCAAGACAAGGAACGGATGGAGCAACAAGAAACTGTCATTCGAGTTCGGTGTTTCCCGTCAGGTCGTGAGAGAAACCCTGATGGGGCGGAGAAACCGACTCTACTCTAGTCGATACTTTGACACAAGGGAAGCTTATCTACGAGCATTGGAGTGTGATTGATGTACAGCGGATACTGTGATGCATGCGGAAAAAGAATGTACGCGACTCGAAAGCTTGCGAATAAGATGAAGAAGGTAACGTTCCCCGGAGATCACCTTCGCAGCTACCCGTGTCCCGAAGACGGACGCTACTTCCACATCGGACACATGAGGGAACTTGTGATCAGGGGGTTGGAATGAGTCGGGAGGAAAAGCTCTGGATGTTCTGGTTCCTTACGACTATCGCAGGATTCGCCGTGCTCGAAGCGCGAGCGATCATGCGCAAAGACACGAAGGGAACCCTGACATACGCGACAAGGAAGGCTCTGGGTATTGACCCTGTGAAACCTTGGAGACTGTTGAGTGTGGCTGCGATCTGTAGCGTTAGTAGTTGGTTCGCAGCTCACATGATCACCGGTGAATTCGTACCCAGTGTCATGAGGACAGATCTCGATGCACAATAAGAAACCCGGTACCAAGAGGTACCGGGTTTCGTGTGTACTTAGAATGTACCAGCGTTGAGAGCTCGCTGGAGAGCGCGAGTGGTAATCGGACCCCACTTACCGTCTCGTGACACGTCCAGCTTGCGCTGAAGCGCCTTCACTGTAACCGGACCTACGACACCGTCCGCAGCAACACCCAGCTTGCGCTGAAGTGCACGCTTCGATACGGGTCCGAAGATACCGTCAACCTTGACACCAAGAGCAGACTGTAGAGCACGCTTGGTGTTGGGACCGAAGTCTCCATCGACCGATAGGTTCGGACCGGATGGAACAGGTCGTGTATCGATAACCTTACCTGTGTACGTTTCGTGTGCGTCTTCTGTCTTGGTACCCCATAGACCGTCTTCTGTTACTCCGATCTTCTTCTGGTACCACTTGACGCCCGCTTCAGTCTTAGGACCAAAGTCGTTGTCTACGACGAGCTTAGGAGTGTATCCCGCAGCGTTGACCACCTTCTGCTGAGACTCGATGGAACGAACAGAAGTCATACCTCCATTAGTTCCTCCGCCTCCCGTAGTAGGTACCGTAGCACCTCCGGTCAGCGTACCGTTCTTGATGAGTCTGCGAACAGGGTTTCCTGCACACGACGTAGAGACAAACGTGCCGTGGTCTCGAACAACAGAACCGACGCCGCGACTACGAAGCCACGCACGTAGAAGCTTGAATGCTTGGACAGCTTCTGGTGTGGGCTCCTCGTCTCCACCGATCATGAACTGAACGGACTGGTACGTGGTGTTTCCTCCGGGCTGCGCAGCTTGGACACGGTCGAAACCTCGTCCTTCCATTACGATACCGTGAGGACAGATTCCCCATGCGTACCCGATGTCAGCCCAGCCTCTGGAAGGACCCATGTGGAATGTTCGGAAACCCTTCCACGTACTCACACAGTGAGCATGGGACTTGTCCTTCAAGTTGTTACGAGATCCTCCGATGTAGTGGGGTGCAACACCGTTTCGAACACGAGCGTAAGACGCTCCCGTTGATCCCCAACCAAAGTCTCGTCTATAGTTGAACCTTAGTGTGGCCATGGTTACTCCTTGGGAAGTTCGTCGTTAACCCAGAAGTCTTCGTCAAGTGACTTCTCGTCGACCTCAACTTCAGTCACCTTGGGTTCTGTGTTAACAAACGAAGCAGAACCAGAGTCTCCACGAGCCGCAGAGATGATCGAGGTCAGGTACGAAAGAACCGCGCCACCGGCCGCGAACGACGCAACGTAAACCCAGTCGGTCGTAACAACATCGAATCCGATGGTAGCGCTGCCGACACCGAGTGCCAGAAGTGCAGCCTGTGCAACCGACTTTGCAGCTCGCTCGGTAGCATCCATCCAAAATCGTCTGGTGAACATATTACTCCTTATGCGAATAGTGTGTTGAAAATAGTGGATCCAAAAGTAGCTAGAGACATAATCAGCGCCGTGATAACACTGACCGGTACCGCAGTCTGCCACCTCTCAATGGGTGACAAACGCTTCTCGAATGATTCCATTCTCCTTTCGAATTCTTCCGCTTTCTCTAGAGTACGAAGCCGTTGCTCGTGGTCCTGATAGTCGCGCATAAACCTTTCGAGACTGTTGTTCATCGCACGAACTTCGGTGGCCAGCACGCTAATATCGACGTCGTATCTAGTCACCCCTTCATCGCTCATCGAATCTCCTATTCGTAAAACCTAGCCATCAGTGTTTCAATGGTATCACAGGGGCCATACGAATAGTGACCTTGCGTCGAAACGAGCTGTGTCCGTACCTTCCTTAGCGTACTTAGCTGTGAACGTATTGGTTCCAGGAGTCAAGTCGTCGTGCACATTCAGAGCAGAAGCTCTGAAGAAATCGTTGATGCCCGCAGCAGTTCCATGCACACGAAGAGATCTTGATACACCCGGAGAGATTGACGTGTCTCCTGAGATCTCGTAACCCATGACTCCGCGAGTACCTGCGTTGGTTGCACTGATACGAGATGTCACCACAACAATAGCCCGAGACCCTGTCTCCAATGTGCACTGGGGTCCGAAAGTACTAAGGTTTGTAAATGAACTGCTCGTAGTGTCTTCGCTACCCGTGTTGAGTTCTTCGTAGTCGAAGTTCGACAGAGACAAACCGTCGCTAAAGACCTTAGCGTCTGGTGACAAACAGTTCATGATGACGTAAGAACCGTTGACAGGGAGCATGACTACACGGTCCCCCGGGTACGGATGATACACCGACGCCACCGTGTACTTCTTCTCCGACATGGTCGACTCCCCATCGAATGTCACCCGGGGAAGCGTATTAGGATACGAGCGAGGGTCATACTCCGGATCGATTTCCGCGATACGTGGAGTAGATCCGATGGAGTTCTTGCGGACCTCGTCCTTAACGAAATCCGCAATTGACGTGAGGAAATCAAACGCCTTCTGAGCCATTAGCTCTGATACCTCCAACCGGTAGTTCCAAAGTACCGTCCTCCAGGACCGCAGTCACAGTGGGTAGATCCCCACACTTACAGATGATCCGGTACAGTCCGTCCATAGACACGGGAATATTGTAATGCTCTACCTTCTCAAAAGCGGAGCATCGGGGATCGTCGTTGTAACAGACGACCGTGCAATCCAGGGTCAGATAACCGTTCTGTTCTTGGACTTCCAGATTCTCAAAGCCGGTAGCTCCACGCAGGTACTCTTGCAGGTAGCCTGGTTCAAATCCTTCAGTGTCGAATCCGATGTCATACATCATATCAATGAACGCTTGAACGGTTGTTTCAAATTCTGCGAGAAGCATGTGTCTCCTTAAGACGGATCACGGTAAACAAAGTAGTGAATGCGGGTTGCTGTGTTGTTGGTCCTATAGATTCGAATCTCAAAGGTGCGGATCCCAGGAGCAGCTACCGAAACGCCTTTAACTCGCTGCCATGGCTGATTCGTCTTCACGGACACGTTGTAGTTAATATCTCCGTCACCCGAAAGATCCAGACCGGACACGATAAACGCAGTCGGTTGATTAGGAATCGGTGTGATCACCACGGAGCCAATAGCCCAGTTACCTGCGATGAACACGCCGCCGACAATCACGTCTGAGTTGATGACGTCCGTCTCGAACTCTTCAAAGATCTCTTCTTCAGCCATTATTCGAGATTCCTCCACATCATCCAATATACCAGTGTGTTAGTGCTGTTCGTTCTCAACACCCACACGGTCATGCCTGTCTCAGACACGCTGGAAACAGAAGTATTCAGGAGTGTACTTCCGACCACCGCTGTGAACGGAGTGCATTGTCCGACCACAGTACCAGCACCCTGTAGACTCAAACCGCTGACGATCGCACTTGTAGGTGTGTTAGGGGTCGGGGAGATAGTTACTGTTCCAAACGCCATGTTCCCCAGCGTCACGTCTCCAGCCACCTGCATATCATCTCGGAAGATCCTGGTTCCGGGTCTGATATTGACGTTGTCGATCACAGCAGTGTCTGCTGTGATCGAACCAGACTCGTGTCCTGTAACGAAAATCGCTTTCAGGTTTGTCAGACCTGCCATAGTGTGAGATACCGTTCTCCGATTGGTCCACGATACTCCGTCTGAACTCGTGTCGAAGAACCAGACATTGTCTGCTTCTCGAATCCTCCACCAACGGTGCGTAGTTCCATTATACGTGATACTCGTGTCCGAGTTGACACCTTCGTCCCGGACTCTCATGACTAGGTCAGCAGTACCTTCAAGGAAGAACTCAACGAGGTGATCGTCATCATCATACAAACGCATTCTGAAGTACTTGCTCCCCGACATGCTGGGAGGTTCGATTTCCGCGAACCACTGTGAATACTCGACGTCGTGAAAGAGTGCCGACTCCAACTGAGTGAAGCTGTTAGCAGGTCCAGCTAGAGTCAGCGTAGCAACACCATCAGCGATGGTGATACCCTCGTTCAGACCAGTGACTGGTGCCCACATAAGCAGGTCCAACTCGGTTCCATCGAACTCATCCCACAGTCTTTGAAAGATGTTGATAAGAGTCATTACGGATTCCTTGTCGCAAAGTAATGGATGTTGGTTGCGGGACTTGTGATGCGGTAGAACCAGATCTGGAAGGAGCGTGGTCCTTCCTTCTGGGTACTTGCCATCTTAGCATTCTGCGGAGCACTGCTTTCAATAGTGACTTGGACGTTAACGGACCCGTGTCCTGCAAGTTCGAATCCAGTTACCAAGGCCATCGTAGGTGTATTGACGATCGGAGTCACTGCTAGAACCCCCGCGTGGATGTTCTTAGCGTCTAGAGCACCATTGATCTGAACGTTGTTCATGTGGAATGTATCGTCGTGTGGATTGAAGTTCACAATCCTACGACCCCGGTGCTGCATCCTCTCACCTGCCTTGAGACGAAGGATCCAGTAATGCTCCAGGTACTTCTCGTTCACCCCAAGGTCAGAGTATCTGACGTTGTAGCAGTCGTTACCTGAATGGAACGGCATCATCAACGAATCAAACTCAACACCCTCGAACTTGCGAGAAGCAGCCCAAGCGTGACGCTGTGCTTTACGCATCAGCGCAGCCTGAGACGGAGACTCTTCTTCCTCGCGGAAGTCAACGATCGTCTGTTGACGACGAACCGTACTGGTCGGGTTCTGAGGATCGTTGTTGGTGAGTACCGCCTTCATCGCGGGAAGGTCCGGGTTAGTTACAGTCAGGATCCACTTGTTGGGAACGTTGAACAGATCTAGTTCCTGAGACGCTTCGGGCAGGATGACAGAGTCCTCATCATCCAGGTAATTGAACTCTGGAGTTCGACGATCCGGGAGGACATACGGACGCACGATGAAGTTTCCACGCTCATCAGCTGAGATCGACTCGTAGTTGATCGACTGGAGCATGTCGTTGATCGTCTGACGAAGAGAGTAACCAACCGGCCACTCACGATCCCTGGAAGCGCTGGTGCCACTGGGAGTTACGATCTTTGGTCTGTCACCAAGCAGTTCGTTGACCACGTCCATGTAACGGGTTCCAGCGGTCACTACCAGACGGTCCTCCAACTTGTCATCTGTGATCGTCTGAACCACGTCATAGCATTCGACCTGTCGGTAGATGACCCCGTTCTTGTCGATCTCCCTCAGAGGTGATGACATAACGAACACACCCTGCGGCCATTCGACGTAGTTCTCTGACTGCGGGATCTCCTGCATCGTCGGTTGAGGAGTTCCAATCAGGATCCGGTCAATAAAGACCGAAGAGTTGAAGTTTCCTCCGCCCCAGAAAGTGAACCACTTCAGCTCTTCCCAGTCCGAGTCTGTGCTTCCAGACCATGCGATATCTGGTGAACGACCCTCAGGATCTGTAGTGTAGATTCTCCAGAAGTATTCTCCGTTCACAATCTCTACTTCAACTCGGAATGGTGTGTCGGTTAGAATGTCGGAGAACGCGGACACGTCAGTACCCGCAACCTCCCACACATCGTCTCCGTCATCCAATCGGATCCAAGGACCGGGTACCGGAGATACCGTTGTAGGATCTGTCAAGACAGGGTCGATGAAAGTTTCGTCGTTCATGGGGAGAACCATGAGTCTCCCACTCGGAGGGATGTATCCGAAGAACGTCAGTCTCCACTGTTCCCTCGGAGGGACTCGAACCTGTACCCAACCAGGAGACTCGTCGTTGAGTCCTAGCTGACCAGATCCGTTTCCGTCAATAGACCACACGGTACTGAACTGCGTATCCCCACCAACTGCTTGAGGAGTGTTTCCCACACGACCCAAACTCTCTGGAGTCAAAGGTCCTCCACCTGAAGGTTCTACAAAATTGTTCGACCACAAAGGTGTGATGAATGGATCATACTCTGGTGGGTTAGTGACTCGTGCTTCGAACTGACCTACCGATGTCGGGTTGGATCCGAATCCGCCTCCGGACATTTGGAATAGTTGCAGTCGACCCCAGTGAGAAGCGTCTTCTGTCTCACTGAAGTCCGGAACAGTTCCGAAAGGGTTGCTCCAAAAGATCTGCCACCGTGCCTGACGTCCGTTGAACGTCATCTCGATCCGAACCAGTCCTCCGAAGATGTTATCAATGTGGTCAGACACGTCGATGCTTCCAAGCATATAAGTACCGAACGTATTGTCCAGACGAAGCCACCGTGAAGTGTCTGTAGTCAACCCGTCCAAAGCAACTGTGAAGTTTCCGCCAGTTGGAATGTCAACGAACACGACGTACTTCAGTGACTCCCGAGACGGAATACCAAACGAGGTAGACCCGAAGTCTGATCCGTCATCAGCTCCGAGTCTCATGAAACCTGCACCGTCGTAGTTGGCTTCACCTAGCACTCGTGAAAGAGGATCTCCAGTTCCCGTAGAGTTAGCTGGTGTTACTTCTCCGGAAGCAGCATCGAAGGTGTTCAGCCACAGGTCTTCGACCTCAGTTCCTACCGGGATAACTTTACGAGGCATGTGCAACCGGATCCACGGCTGGATCCGGTCTACAAGATAGTCGATTCGCTCGTCTGCCGACCCTAGGATCTCGAAGTCCGCAGTTCTCTTAATCGGAGCCAACCAATTCTGATCGATCAAACCGTCAGTGACCACGTCAGTGATGTCGTCTTTCAAATTGTTTTCATTGTCCAACAGACTGTACTTAAAGGTGAACGTACGGGACCCTTCGTGTCCCCGAAGGACACGAAGAATCTCGTCGCGTGTGTAACCCTGCGGGTTTTCCGAACCCGTTGGTGGTGAAATGCGCTGCATTACACCGTCACCTCTTCTCGGTATGCTCTGGTCATGCGGAAGTTGAAGTCAGAACCCTGCTTCAGATCTGTGAAGTTGACCTGATCCATCAGTCCGAACACCGCTCTTCCTCGATTGTCTTTAACAAACAACAGCGTTGCCCTCTGGTAGAGGTCTTGTACAGTTCGGACGTTTTCCTGGTACTCGGATCCGTGTGGGATGACCGACGTAAAACTAAACTCGTCGTCTCTGTGGATTCCGTAGTCGAACACTGGGTGTGCTCTGTTGACGATCTCTAGCGGAGTGGATGAAATACTGAACGACTCGTCGCGACCCGTAGGACTGATCCGAAGGTGCACAACAGTTTCCTGGGGGAACTGTGGATCATGGATCCAGATTCCCTCCAGGATATACGTCGGACTCTCCACAGGAAGACTATCTGAAAAGTATGTGAAAGTCATTCTTCCTCCACTCCAGCTCGCGCCCAATACTCATAATCGGTACGTGACGCTGCTTCGTAGTCCCTGAACGTCGAGTTCGGTGGGATAGTAGCAATCAACTTCGAGCTTGTCTCGTTGACTCGCATTCTGTAAACCTCGTTTGCTGTCGGGTTCGGTCTGTCACCCTGGGGTTCTGGATTATCCACAGACACCAGGATGTACCCGCCATCCGGAACCGCATCCAACGAAACGATAGGTGACTCTGGTCTATTGTACGACGGAGTAACCAGAACCGTGTCAACGTTAGATTCGATGTTCAAGGCGTCTCGAACCTGCAACTCGATCCGATACTCAATATCAGAAGTTAGTCCAGAAACCTGATGAGACGTAGCCGTTGAAGACACCCACCCAGTGTCCGAGATAAGGACCTCGTCGATTGTTCTGTATACCCAGACCCGGTACTGTGCTTGTACGGTATCCGTTACTGTCCACGTCAACAAGATCGTAGCTGTGATGATATCCGGATCGTTGTCGATAGCAGGGTATGTGATGTTCACAACTCCTGAACTAGACGTAGCGAATTGTGAGAACCCCGAGTAGGGTCCTTCCTCGTCCAACAGGTCCCAAGTCTTCACACGCCACTGGTAGGTGTTTCCGTTCGTCAGTGACCCACCAGACACTGTGAAGAACTCGTTCGCAGTACCGATCTTTCCAGTATCAACAACGAGTGAGTCATCGGACGTGTCGAAAATCTGCATCTGGAATGCGGATTGCGAGTCTCCTGCGTTGGGGTCGCTGAACTCCCACTCGAACAACCCATCCTCGTCAGCGTCGTAACTGTCCTTAGAAGTAAGGATTGGAGCGTTGGGAGCTACGTTCAACTGGTCATCAACGTAGATGATCGAATGAGAAGCACCATCTCGGTTACCAACGGACACCAGGATGTTGTCAGCGAATCCCTGACCACGATGTGTTCTGATAGTTGCGTTGACAGAACCCGAAGGTCCGACACTATCAGAGACCTCTACAATGTTTCCACCCCATAGTCCAGTGCTTAGAGAAACATCCGTACGAAGCAGGCGCTGACCGTCATTCACGTCGAAGTAGTAGAACCATACTCTGTTGTCGTCTGGTGAATAGATCATGTCCCAGTTGTTAGAATTCGCGATTGTACTTTCAGAAGGAAGACTCGTGATTCCTTCTGAAGAAAGACGAACGTCCACCAAAGAAGAGAAATCCGATCCTGACTGTCTGCGAAGCTTGACAACAGGTCCAAAGTTCACTGTTGTTGACGTAGCACAAGTAACGAAGTCTGAGTTGTTCAGAGCAATAATTCGCATCTTCGAGTCCGGGTTCTTCTGAGCAAACCCGGAAGTAGAATCGAAGCCCACTACGCTGGAGAATCCGTCACCGTTCGAGTTGACCACGTAGCGACACATCGAAGAAGCCCCTGTTTGGGACATCACGGTGTTACGTCTCGTAGCATGTACGAACCCAACAGCAGTACCCAGATTGGCGCTGATGTCTAGAAGCGTACCCGCTTCGATCGGATAGCCGTTAGCAGCCGTCGTAGACGGTCTCTGAATGAACGCTCCCTCTGCGTTACCCGATGATCGGACCTGGAGACCGGAACCGTCTAGGATGCTCTGAGCATTGATCAGAGCGTACCGGGATGAGGGGCCCTTGTTCCGCGCTGGCGCACTACCAGAGACTAGTACGATCGTACCTCCAGTACCCTGAGGGTGCCATGCGAGCACGATGTTGTTCACAGCTCCTTCGTATGAAGGAAGGGTGAACGTTTGGTTCGCTCCGAAGGTCCACGAAGCAGGCCCCGTATTCGTTAGACCCCGAATGGAAACTCGACTAGCATCCGCAGGCGCGTTATTGCTAATCGCGAGATACAAGTTGTCACTCGTGTCCCGAGTCAGTGCTGCGTTCTGAGTTCCAGTTCTGCGAGTCGCAGCACCGAAGGAAGCGATCTCTGTGTGATTCGAACCATCCCAGTGCCAGACCCTCATAGTTCCCGCTGATGTAGCCGGGTCGTCCTGAGAGATGTACGCGGTCGTCCCGTCACTCAACTGTACCTGCGCACCCATCGTCAGGTCCAGCAAGGACTGTTCGACTTGACCCAGGACGACAAGAGGATCCTCGCTCGTACCGGATGTCTCCGCAGTAGCGACCCAGTTTGCCTCGTTAACAGATACTTGAGTGCTGGTACGGTTCTTGTCGTGGTACATGACAAGTCTCTTAGGAGTAGCTCTGTCATCCCACCAACCATTCTGAAGCTGTTCGTTACCCATGTAGAAGTGGTTGTTGTTGGTAAGCTCGTGAGCATCCGTGAACACTGAAATACGCTCTGTCGAAAGATTACTGTTCAACTGAGCTGGGGTGCGGAAGTCAGCAGTAGTTACCGTAGACCCGAAATCGAACTCCTTCAGTTCGATGTCTCGGGGTCTGCTCGTACCGAACTGACTTCTAGATACGAAGCGAATGTACGAAGAGATCGGCAGGTGGTCGTCCACAAACGCAGGACTGAACTGCATGAAGTACTGTCTCACATAGAAGACACTGCTTGCAAAAGCCTGTCCCAGGACAGCGAGGGTCGCGGTGTTGTCCGCGAACAAGCTGCTTCCCGCGAGAGCACTCGAATAATTTGACGACGCGCTCTCGACGTATCCATCGTTAGTCGCAGCCGCGCTAAGGATGACAGCCATCAGCCACGCTCCCTTTCTGGTTCTCCCATTGATCTTACGACCATCTGAACAACTGCTCGAACAGGATCCTCCGAGTATCGGTAAGGGCTCCCAGGAATCCTAATGAATCCTTCAGGGTCCGCCGCTAGCATCGGGGGGTTCGATACACTAATGGATGGTTTGTCGTTCTTCGTGGGTGGAGTGAACCACACGTCCACCCACGTACTATTTCCGTCCTTGCTTTCTTTAAAAGCTACCTTGTACACCTTCCGACCCTCGATGAATCGAGGTGAAGGATTGTGGTCCCACACTTCAGCTAGGATCGCAGCCCGTTCCCGAGCTACAACCCTGGCTGAGTCCTCGCCAGATTTGGATCTCTTTTCATTGATCCGGTCCGTAAGAGGGGTGTTAGATTTCCTCTCCATTGTGACCAATTCCCCCCTTCCGGGAAGTTACTCGAACATGGTTCAGGGTGTCAATCAGTTTCTGGACCTCATCGATCTTCTCAGCTTCGACGTTCAGGTTCTCAATATGGATTGTTCCCTGAGCTGATTCAAGCATAGCAGCAATAGCCTTAATTTGGTCCAGAGTTTGAACGACCTCTGCCTTACCAGAAAGGTTTGCTGCTGCGGTCCTGTTCGGGAAGAGTCCACCGACATCGTGGGTACCTCCCATGATTCCGCCACGCGCCTTTCCACCCTTATAGTTAGGACGGAGGATAGCTGTAGCCGAGTGTACGTAACCCTTCTGTCGACGAACAGCGTTGGACTCGTTACCACCAATGGTAGTCTCACGATCCTGGAGCATGTTGATGTGACCACTACCACGGTACGTGGGAAGGTCACCTGCGCGACGCTGTCCGTGAGGAACCTTCTTCAACTTGCTGTTGAAGGTCGCAACCGCAGCACCACCGTTGCGAGCAGTGATGCCCCGGATAGATCCGGTAGCGTTAACCATTCTGAAAACTTCAGAAAGGAACGCAGCACACCAAGGACCGAACGGCATCCCCATCGCGTTGGAGAACTGGTTCGGACGACCCGAGACCTTTCCAACGTATGAGCTAGCCTTCTTGATAACGTCCGCAGCCTCACCAGTAGCCCCTCCAACTGAGAAAGCGTCGTTCGCCCTCGTGTCAGCGCTACCCATGACTTGGATAACCTTAGGGATCAGTGCGCTAAGGATTCTGCGAGGAACGCCCATGAACGTGTTAGACCCGTCTGGTAGCTGGTTGCGCAAACTGTTCATCGGTTTGCTCATGCGGTCCTTCATCTTACCTGAGAAGTCTTCCCAAGGTGTAGAGATAAGGGAAGACAGACCCGTGGGGATGATACCCCCCTTAGCGAATCCCATAGCGGAGTCCATAATCTTCTGGTCCTTGTAAGCTCCCTGGTAGTGAGGACTAGGTCCACCGAATCTACCGTCGCGGAACTTAGAAAGAGACTTGCCCTTCATAGCAGCCTTGTTGACCTGGAACAAACGAGCACGCTCGTAAGGGTCACGCATCGCTTCAGATACGTAGACACCCTCACCACGACGCATGGGAACGAGCTGGTCATCTCCCTGACGATACGTTGAGTATCCAGGAAGGACACCACCACGAGCAAGCCCCTTGAAAGGAACCTTACCGATCTTCTTCAGGTTCAACTTGGGTGCAAACTTGTCCCATAGACCAATAACACCTTGGTTCACTAGAGAAACCAGAATGGAGATCCCCGGGAAGACAGCGGGTCCGAACTTAGCAATCGCAGTTCCCCACCCAGACACAAGTGATCGAGCAGCCTTGGTACCGTTGTTCTTGATATCGGTCCACACGTTACCCATGCGCTTCTTCATGTTCAACAAGCCGTCAACAGTAGAATTACCAAGACGAGTCATCTGACTTGTGACACCAGTTCTCAAATTAGAGAATTCAGAGATTCCGTTCTTTCGGAAACCTTGGAAGATAGCAAGGAATCCCTTAACCGCAGTGTTTAGAAGACTGTCGCCACCCTTATCCATACTTAGGAACCAACCGAGGATTCCTGTAACCAAATCCGGGATGACAGAGTTTCCGATCAGCTTATCGTACAACCACTCGAACGGTCTGAGCCACGGCTTCACCCCAGCCCAAACAGCGACGCGAATAAGCTCCCAGTGTCTATCGAAGAACTTCAAGATTTCAACCGGGATTGTGAGAACATACGCAAGGAACGATCCAATAATCATTCCCGCACCCTGCCAGATGTCAACCCAGCCTTCCTGTACAGAGTGTCCCCACTCTTCACCAAGGAACAGCCTTAGGAGCGCGTCAACCAGAATTGTAACAACTTCGATGGGCCATAGGATGAATCGAACCAAAGAAGAGAACACAGTCGCAAAGTTCACCTGGAACCCCGCGAAGTTAAGGTCGAACAAATCGTTAAACATCATGATCAAGCCACCGACAAAACCGATGACCAGAGCAATAGGTGTACCCAAAAGCTTAATAGGTGTGACCAGCTCTCGGAGACCCTTCTTGATCTTAGAGTTCTCGCTGTCCCAGTCCTTGGACATCCTCACCCAAGCTGCTGACAGATCACCGATCAGGTCGATGATGAAGATCAACGTGCCCATGATGAAGTTGAGGATCTTTACAAAGTCCTCTGGATTCTCAGCGACTAGTTCGAAGATGTTCTCGAACTCGTCACGGAGTCTTTCCATGTCGTCCCCGAGAGGACCCATCCATTCGTTCACAAGCTCGTTGAACGCATCTGACATTCTGTCGATGACTTCGTCCCACGTCTCAAGATGGTTCAACGCTCTCTCGTTGAACTCATCGATGGTAGGTGCGGTGTCCGAGAAAGCTCGCTCAACAGACGGAGCTAGAGCGTTCCAAGTACCTTCCAAGTGGATCGCTGTGTTGAGAAGGGTCTCTTCGAAAGGTTCCGCAAATCCCTTGAGGTCGTTCTTGATGTTGTTAGTAAGGTCTCCGAATTGCTTTCGTACCAACGGTGCTTTAGCCGCAATCGCGATACCGAGCGCGGCCATAGCTCCACCACCAACGAGTGTGAACCCTACCGCGAACGCAGCTCCGATTGCTGGCAGCGCAGCCGCAAGAGCACCTAGGATCGCATACAGCATCCAGAACTGAAGGTCCGGTGAGTTGAACATGTGCTTAGAGATAGCCTTGCTCATACCCTTACTTCGTGCCGCCAGTGAAGTCTCGAAGTCGTCGGTGAATCTCTGAGCAACATTGTCCGCCGCTCTGCGAGTGTTGACCCTTCGGGCACCAGTTTGGAGGGTACGGTTAACAACCACACCCACCTGTGTGTTCTTTGAAAGTCTCGAATTGAAATGGTCGTTGAACTCTCGCGCCATGTTGTTTCCAATGACGCGTCCCGAAGACTTAGCCGAGTCATTGAGAGAGCTCAGTGGGTCAAAGTTCTTCTTCTGAATCTGCTCACGGAATCCAAGGTTGAAGCCCCGGGCAGCATCGCGACCCGCTCGACGACCAGCGGCCATAAGTGATCTTCGTGAGTACGTAGCCTCAATGTCGATATAACCAGAGGCAATCTTGAAAGCCACAGGTTGCTCCTTAATGAATCAGTGTTACTGAATAGGGTCTCCTCCTCGTATCATATTCCTGTTC